AACTGTAGCAGAAACTAAATTGCCGCCGGTGACATTGGCAGTTACACTGACACTTGATCCTGTGATAACTCCACCTACAGTTGAGGCTGCTGTTTGTGAGCCAGTGACGCTGGAACTTGATCCTGTGATCACACCACCCACTGTTGAGGCTGCTGTTTGTGTTCCTGTTACACTAGAACTTGATCCAGTGATTACTCCGCCCACTGTTGAGGCTGCTGTTTGTGTTCCTGTTACACTAGAACTTGATCCAGTGATTACTCCGCCCACTGTTGAGGCTGCTGTTTGTGTTCCAGTGACACTGGTACTTGAGCCAGTGATCACACCGCCTACTGTGCTGGCAGCTGTTACAGTGCCACTTGCACTGACTGAGGTGCCGTACACATTACCATTGAAATTCTGTGCCCCAACGTTGCCGCCCACAGTGACCAAGTTTGATGTTTTGTCAAATGTAAATCCTGATGTTGCGTTGGCCACTCCGTTGTCGTTGAATAGAATGTTGGTGTTAGCACCAGGTGATGTGACTGATCCTGAAATATTACCAATTAACCAAGCACCTGTTACATTGCCTGTGGTACTTATATTGCCTGTGGCATTAACTGGACCAATTAAGTTGCCAACTAGGCTTGTTGTACCTTGAACTGTTAAATTACCAGTGGCCAAGTTGGCATAACTGCTAACGGTAACTGTGGTATTACTAACTGTGGTATTACTGAGTGCTGTTACAAATGTTCCAGAACTTTCTTTCCAACCAATAAAAGACGAATTTTGACTGCCACGTAGACCAATTAGACCAATGTCTACTGTAGGTGCGCCAGATACTTGTCCGTCCGCTAATGTGATCAACGGATCTTGAATCAATGTGTTAACTGTGTCAATAGCAGTTGTGGTACCTTGAACCGTCAAGTTACCTGTAACAGTAAGGTCGCTACCGTAGGTTAAATTGTTGGCAATTTTGCCGGCTGTAATTGAGTAGGCTTGTAATTTAGTACTTGCGTTGATACCCACATATGCGTTGCCTGCACTTGCGTCAGTTATCTGATTATTATTAATTCTTGTGACGGCCATTTTATAGTCTCCAGTTGGCTTCTTTGCTGCTAATTTGTTGAACTGCCAACAAACCAAAATTTTATTAGCCGTGACAATTCACAGGTTATGATGTATTTAGCATGGCCTGAATATTTTGGGTATTGCAACACTAATTTTAAAAGTATTTGCTCTGGAGCGAGCGTGTTGCTGTGTAGACTGCTGTGGTCTATTGATGGGTATTGTATTTATTTTACAGCAAAAAATCCTTGGTTTAATAGGGATTTTATAAGAATCTAATGTCTATCACATCACCTGTTTCGGGTGCTTCTGTAAACACCAAATTAACACTAGGGCTTGGGTCCATAGCATAGGATTGATCGGGCACTTGTGTAATACCGTTTAACATGACCAAAACTGCGGCTGTGGTAGTTGAACGATCTAGTGTAAATGTAGTGGCCACATTGTTGCCGTACAAGGTTTGATTGGTAACTGCGGTGCTGGTAGATGCCCAGGCGTTGCCGTTGTAGACTTCCAACAGCGAAGTTGTAGTATTAAATCTGACAGTGCCTGTGTTGCCAGGACTAGGGCGTTGATCGGTATTGCCTACTGGCAATATCAATCCAGTTGTGGTGTTGATACTGACTAGTCCTGTACCGGTGGGTTGTATCGTGATTGTTGCATTGGCCAAACCAGTGCTGATTGTGGTGTTACTTATGGTCAAATTGCCCAATACAGCGGCACCACCAACTCCAAATGTGCCCACATATCTGTAACCCACAATAAACACAGATTTGCCTGTGACTCCGCCGGCAATCACCGTCGGAATTGTAGCACCGTTAAAGTTTAGGACGCCAGCTTGGTAGTCAAAAAACCATGTATCGTCGCTGCCAGATCCTGTTTGGAACAGTCTAGTGCCTGTGGTTTGTGGGGTTGTAGATCCGGTGGTGTCTACATAAACCACCACCAAATAATTGTCACCGAACTGGGTAGGAATCCAATTGGTTAAATTGGTTTTCCAAGTTTGATTGTCAGGCGCTGTTAGATCTTCTGTACATTGAACTGTGGGGCTGTAGCTGCCGCCTCCGTCTTTATAAACCTGTACTATTGATGTAGTGCTGGCTGGAGGAGTGGCAGGAATATCACCACTGTTGGTCCAAACCAAGTCACCACGATACAGCAACGGGCTGGCTATGCTTTCGTTGAAGGCTTCTTTACTGCCCGAACCCGGTGGCGGTATGGAAGTCTTGGCTACTCCGTAACCAACTTTTTTCCAGAGATAGTCTAGTTTCTGACTTTCACCAAATGAGGCCGGCATTATGCAGCGTCTCCTATTGAAAGTGCAGTAATGGTCTGGCCACTACTTAATGCTATACGAATCAAAATATTATTACCTGTGCTGTTACTTGAATTCTGTGAGCCCAGTGTCATGGTATAGCCCACATTGGCAATGGCCGAGTTAAGTGGCACCACGTCGGCTCCGGTTAGAGAAACACCGTTGGTACCGTTGCCGCCACCTGCTATGTTTGCACCTGGAACACCCGATCCGTTATATTGTAGTGAACAGCTCAACCAACCGTCGAGGGTACTTGTTGGCCCAGGAAAACCCGGAGTAGGCGAGCTGAATCCACCAGTATCAATTGTAGTTCCTGGTGCCGCAATCCACATGCCAGCTATGCCTGTGGTGGTAGTAAGTCTAATATCAAAGTTGGCCATTGTAGCTCTGCGGAACGCAAAAGTAAAGTATTGTAGTCCACTGCGTCCTGTGGCGAGATCGGGCCCTACTGGCAAATATCCTGTAGACAAATTGGTTACATAATGTTTAACTACTCCATATCGGTCAACTGCTTCTTGGGTGCCTGCAATAGTTTGAGCGCCGGCCCAGACGTTGCCGGTATAGTAGTTGGTACTACCATTAAATGCTGGTGTATTAGCTGCGGCACCAAAACCGGTTATGCGTAAAGCGTTGTCGGTGTATACAGATCCCAAGGTAGCACTGACCGCAATGTTGCCTTCACTGATACCGGTATTAGCCGTGGCATTTACCTGTATCTTGGTCGGTAATTGGACTGTGGCACTGGTGCCAACCACATTGAATATTGTGGCTGTTACGTTTGCTACGGCATTGACTGCTCCGTTGATCAGGACATTAACATTGCCCAAGGTGTAATTTGATGAGATACCTGTGTTGGCCTTGACGTTGCTGCCGGTCAACATTGTGCTTGGTCCATCAATCTGAGCCAAAGATTTAGTTTGTGTAGCGATAATTGATCCGGTACCTTCTATGGCCGTGCCAGCAGCCAGTGTAAACGGATCAGCACTGCGGAAAGTTTGACCAACAAAGTTTTGTAGTTCTACAGTGGCCACAGTGACGCTTGGACTTCCTGTGGCACTGTAATACGGAATGCCCGAAATATAAGCGTAGGTGCCACTCACATTGCCGGCCATGACCACGTTGCTGGTTACCAAAGTGGGTGCTGAATTTAAATTATCCTTGACCATGCCTACTGTATTAGTATTGCCCGATACAGTATGTCTAAGTTGGAAATCATTGTAACCAGTACCTAGGCTGGCCAGAGTATTGCTGATGGTAGCAGAAAATACCTTGTAAAATCCTGTGGGCACAGCGGCATTGGCCACGTGCAGATCTCGGTCAGCTGATACAATCAATGCTCCTGCTGTACCTACTGTGTTTCCACCGGTAGTAAATGTTACACTACCGGCGGCTGTGTTATTGACATAAGCCGCCAATGTGCCTGTGGTTGCTGTATTGGCATTTTGGACTTGTGTACTTGTAGAGACCGGAGTGGTAGTGGCCACACGAGTCACCGATGTGCCATTGGCCGCAATATTACCACCGGTGTTGTCTGCGGCTCCGGCGGCCAACAGCGGGCTGGTTCCTTGACTGGCCGTGGATATGGTCACATTAGAGTAGCCACTGAGATTGGTAGGCGCAGTGGGATTGGCCAATATGGTAATATAACTGGTTCTAGTCTGAGTGTTGCTTTGTGATATGGTTCCGGGAGTGCCATTGGCTTGCAAGGCCACAGTTTTACTTCCTGTAGTTGGAGAACCCACAGCACTTTGATATGAGTGCGTGATGTTGGCAAAGGTTGTTACACCGGTGTTGCTGGTAGTATCGCCCCAGGTCCAGTTAAACACATTTCCTGTAAAGGCCACATTGGGTGATGTTTGATTTTGAAAGTTAAATAAACTACGATCGAGACCGTTGTAGTCGGTGTACAGATATCCAACCTGTGCATTGGCTGTGAATCCAGTGGCATCAGTTTGTGTGTTACTGGTTCCTATAAAGCCAGCTCTAACTTCTGGCTCGATGGAAATAGTCACGTTGCTGGACTTGAATGGACTGGTACTGTAACCGGTGTATAGCCAAAGATTGGCCACACGGTTTATTGTGGTTGCAGCATTTTGTTGTACTGAGGTAAGAGCAAAGGTGTGTGTAATGTTGGCCGCACTGGGATTACCAGCCAGGCCAGTTTGAATATTGATGTTGCTGTTGGCTGTGCCGTCGCCCCATTGGAAGTTATATAACTGCTGGGCCCCAAAGCTGGCTGTGTTACCAGGACTGCCCGGTGTTTGATTTTGAAAACTCACTACACCGCCCGATGTGGCCAAGTAGTTGATTGTAGTTGCAACATTGGCCGCTACTGCAGGACTCTGTGGTGAATACACTTTGACATTGGTGTTGGCCGATGTAACATTATAGGGTGGTGCATTACCGGCTGTTTGATTTGTGCCTGTTAAGTTGATTCCGTATATGGCATCTGTGTTGGCAGAGTTAATGTAGGTGTGACTGTTGGTGGTAAAACTATTGCCAGGATTAACAATATTACCATCGCCATAGTTGATCGAATAAGATGTAGCATATAGACTGGTATTGGTCAGTGTTACACTGCTACCGGTATCCAACGTTGTTGGACTTGTGGTAAATGACGGTATTGGCAACGGTGTAAACAAAGTAATGTAATTGGTATTGGTTGATGTTGCTGTTGATCCTTTTGCACCAAGAACAGCATTGCCACTATAAGTTCCGTTGGTGTTGTAAGCTGTATACACAACTGTAAATTGGCCTCCAAGCACATTGCTGTAGGTATGTGTTGGGTTGGCTGATGTACTGGTTGTTCCGTCACCAAAATCCCAAAGGTAACTGTTTGGATTGCCAATGTAGTGCCCGACGAATGCCACACTTAGTGGACTTGGCCCTGACGTCACATTGGCAGTGATATAAACATTACCCACATAGGTATTTCCAGCAATGTTCAATGCTACTTGGTTTAGGTCGTCCAGGCCATCAGTTACAAAAGTAGCGGTGGTCCAGCCTGGATAAGCCACATTTGTAGTCAGGCTGCCGTCTGTGGGTGTTCCTAATGGTATTGCATTACCAACCACATTTCCGGCAACATTTCCGGTTGCTTGATCTACATAGTATTTGGTAGCAGCATCTTGATTTGCTACTGGGTTTAATACATTATTAATATAACGATTGCCGGCACTAATGTTACCTGTTATAGGAATAACAATATTGCCTACTGTGATATTTCCACTGGTAATAGTGCCAGTGGTGCTAATTGTGTTTGATCCAAAATCAGCTAATAAAGTTACAACATTGCTGTTGCCATATGAACTTGTAATGTTGCTAATGTTGGATCCATCACCCCACAGCCATGTTGCAACAACATTTCCAGTACTGTTAACATTGCCGGTGATGCTGATATTGTTGGCTTGTATATTGCCGTTTACGTCCAGGGCAACTGTGGGTGATGTTGTATTGATCCCTACATTGGCATTGGCTATAGATATATCAATGCCATCTCGTTCAAGAATGGTTGATAAAATCTGTCCTTTTACGTAGTTGACTGCCATAGATTATCCCTGTATAGGATATTTAGCCATTTAGCTGTTGGTATGAATTACGTTGATCGGCACGGTATTGGGTGGTGCTGATGTAAATGTAATATCGTACCCACCATTAACTGTGTAAGAACTAGCAGGATCTTGATAAATTGAGCCTACAAATACTATCATCTGTGTTGCTGTGCTTTCTGCTACACTCATTGTAAACACGGTTTGTACTCCGTTGCCGACGAAATCATCCACGGTGTATTCAACATCGCCCGAACTCAGTGCCACATATTGGGTGCCGTTAAAAAATTCAATGAATCCAGACGAATCGGTGTTGTAACGTATGAGTCCAAATGCTGGATTATTTGGACGCTGGCTGCTGTCACCTGTGGGCAGTACCACTCCAGAACTGCCGCTTTGTAACTGGCGATTTTTTACAAAGTAACCCATTAAATTGAAGTATAAGAAGTGATTGCAGTAACGTTGGCCTGAGATGCATTGACTTGAATAGTGTCTCCTGGGCCTAGTAACAATTTTTCGGCGGCCGCATACAATTGATAGGTATCTCCGCTTTGTAATGGAAGAGCATACAGTGCCTGAGTTGTAGTGTCTGCCGATGCACTGTTGGGTACTACAAACAAATTGGCCGTCACATTGGCTGGACCCCAGTTACACAAAGTAAAAGAGGTGATCGCTGTATTTCCAGTGCTGGTGTAAGCATTACCGGTTCCTGTTGTTACACTATATGTTGCTATGGTCATTTTTATTCCTTAAAATATAATTCCGTAAACAATAGCTTTGCTTTTGCTTACTAATTCGTCGCTGGCTGCAGCCGTGGTAAAATATAATCCAGTTCCTCCACCGCCTACTGCATTGCTGTAAATTGCCACAGTGTTGGCCACGTTGGTGGGGTTGATTTATAACCAATGTATTGTGCTCCATCTAATGTTAGGTAGCTATTGCCATAATCAAATCGTAAATTGGCACTGCCACTAAAACTGTTGCCTTGATTGAACTGTACTGACAGATTTGGGCCGCCTGGTACAGCACTGGTTGTAGAAATATTGGCATAGCCAGCCACAGGTGCGCCGACACTGTTTACGCTGGTGCTGATCTGCCAGACGTTAGATGTAGTATTAAATCTCAAACCAGCAAATGTTGTAGGGCCAGTCTGCATCAACAAACCACCGTCGGTAATGGCACCGGTGTTGTTGGCTGCTACTGTAGTAAACGCCGACAATGTTGTTGCTGGGACCGTATAGGTCACATTGCCAACAAACACGGTTTGGGCATTAACCGTAAAAATACCGTCGCCGTCGTTGCAGGTAATGGTATAATCGCCGTTGACAGTTTTGTAGCTTGTAGTCATTTACAGATCCTTTTTGTTATTTATGCGGTCTGTAAAGGTGTTAAGATCAAGATGCTCTAAATTTCTAACCGAATCAAATTGATCAATGTGTGCAGTCGTGGGGCCAACGACCCGCACAAATTGGTAATGCTTGTAGTCTTTCATAATTTTTAACAATTGTTTGATCCAATTTCCAGCAAAAGTAGGTGTAGCACCCACTGGTTTGTAAAATTCTGTGCCGGCATATAGATTATTAACGGTTTTATTCTCGCTTGGGCCCATGTCAAACCCCAACAAATATATCTGTCTGTTTTCATCTAATGCAGCCAATGCTGTTGCCACCGGACCGGAACTATACCCAAAATAGGACCTAGGAATTTCCTGGGCACCTAATCCAGCTATGGGTCTGCGAGTGTAAAATCTATTCTGAGCACTGTAACCCGATTGTTGGATATGAGTGGCTATAGGACGATCTGTGGCTACCAACAAGTCTGGCGTGTATTCTCTGTAAAGGGCATTGCATCCGTAGATTTTTCCGTACTGATTTAATATTGTTAAATCAATTTCACGTCGGCTAATGCCGTTACCAAGTACAAATGCTCGAGTCATAAAAAATCCCCACAGTACTTATTGTGGGGATTCTAGAGATGCTACAAAAATTACGAAGTGTAATTTTCTACAATACCAAGACTTAATGTACCGCCAGTATTTTGCTCACTACCGTTAGTACCCCAGGTGTCTGTTTCTGCACCAGATTTAGCAACTGTGCCTTCGTCTGAGAAGAAGTTAGCGTCAAGTGCTAGATTATTAACAACTTGGTCTGGGTTCCAAACATCACCTGTGTTAGCATTGCCACCAGTCTCACCGCCGTCAAAGTTCTGGAAGAACTTGTTGGTCAGCTTACTAATTGCCTGCTCAGTTGAGTCAGTTGCACCGGAGAAATAACTGATGCTCATGTTGCCTGCTGTAGGTGATAAGTCACTGATCAACACACATGTTCCAACAGCATTTACACGACCTGTGCCTGTATTAGCTAAGGCAGCGGTGGCTGTAAAGATTGTGCCAATCTGTGCGTTAGGAGCACCGTAGCTGGCCCAGTCAGTATCGCCTACTACAGTGATACGGTATGCATAGCCAGATACCAATGCTGTTCTAGCAGTCAGATCGGCTACCATAAACTTGCGTGAGCCTTTTTGGCGTATAATAACACCATCTGCTTCAGCAAACCCTGTAACAAACACACGACATTTTACAATTGGATATGTTGTACTTACATCTGTACCGCGTGTGCCGCCGACTACACCAAGCCATGGTGGATTAGTACCGCCAGTTGGATATGTGGCAGTAGCTGTATCCATTGAGGTTGGTGATGCAAATGGAGGATATGCTTGATCTATTGCAACAGCCTGAGCTGTAGGTCCGGTGGTAAAAATACCAGACATGGCGGAATATTTTTGAATCTTAAGTGGACGTCCCATTTTGTTTTCTCCTTAAAGAAGCCCGATGCGGGTTCTAGCCGCTACGCAGGGGGTAAATCCTGCATAAAACGCCGTATTGCGTTGACAAGTATTTATCGAATAACAAATATTTTGCCCGGCTTATGCTAGATTAAATATGATCATGAACACAGAACAGTTAATAGACTTTGGCAATCAAGCACGTGAACAAAATGACCCAGAGTTAGCATTAAAATATTATGCCCAAGCACTAACTGAAGATCGTGATTCAGCATCAGCTTTCAATAATTATGGCAATGTTCTAAGAGAGTGCGGAGATCCGTTAGGTGGCATTCCATTTTTACAACGCAGTATCCAGTTGGCTCCAACGCATCCAACAGCACAATTTAATTTGGCTGTGGCTTATTTGTTAGCTGGAGATTATAGCCGCGGTTGGCCGCAATACGAAACACGCTGGAACTACGAACACCTTGCTGGTACACTGCCCAAGTTTGATCAGCCTCGCTGGACCGGCCAGGATATCAAAGATAAAACTGTGCTAATCATTGGTGAACAAGGTCACGGTGACAACATACAGTTTGTGAGATTTGTAGCAGATATCAGATCTCGCGGTGCTACACCTGTGTTGGTTACTGATCCTGCATTAATACCATTGTTTAAGGGGTCTGATGTCAACAACATTGTTGCTTTTGGTGAATCGTTACCAGCATTTGATTATTGGACTCCTATTATGAGTATCCCTAACATTGTTGGATCAACATTAGAAAATCTTGCTTCTGTGCATTATTACCTAACCGCCGATACCGCCTTGCAAAAACAATGGCAAGAGGTATTAGGACCAAAAACTCGATTACGTGTAGGATTTTGTTGGTCCGGTCGTAGAGATACCTGGATTAATCGACACAAAGCCATGCCCTTTGGAAACATGCTAGAGTTAATTAAACGTAACCCAGGATACGAATGGATTAACTTGCAGGTTGATTGCACTGCCGAAGAAGAAGCTCAATTAATAGAGGCCGGTGTGCGGGCTTACCCTGGCAGCATAAAAACATTTGCAGACTCGGCGGCGTTGATCATGCACATGGATGTTGTGTTGGCTGTGGATACCGCTGTAGCACATCTTGCCGGTGCGTTGGGTCGACCTGTATGGGTTATGCTGAGTCAATTTGCCTTGGACTGGCGTTGGTTACTCAATCGTGATTCAAGTCCTTGGTATACTACCGCTACGTTGTTCCGCCAACCAAAAATGGGTGACTGGGCAAGTGTAACAGATAAAATACACAAATTCCTAAGCTGGTATAAAATTTAAAGCCAACAAAAAAGCACACGGTAGTGTGCTTTCTTGCTCTTCCCATCCCAAAGGATAAGATGATTCTTTGTTGTTCTCTGATTAAGAGAATGACAAGTTTTGTACAGCGATTTCACCAACATAGTCAGCAGCGTTACCGAAGGAACTTGCTGTATTTGTCAATTCAACGAAGCCATAACGTGTCATAAATGATACGACTGGTTCGAATGTTGATGGATCTAATACCACGCCACTACTCATGAGAGGAATGTATGGGCAATAGAACGCTGCGGCATCAGCCTCGCTTGTACCTTTGTAGCCAACCAATACAGAAGCTGTATCACTAGCATAGGAGTTTACAAACACACGCATTGCACCGTTCAATGTACCAACAAACTTAGTGTTTGTAGGTGCTTCAAATGTGCCTTCTGTTGTGCGAGCAAAAGCGGAAGTTGTTGCAGACTGCAATACTGTCAAGCTAGCTGGACTAACAACAGCCCAGTTACCAGCGCCACGACGTGTACGCTGAGCGATCAAGTTA